CCATCAGGCAGTACATGAGACAGGTGGCCAAGTATGAGCGCTGTGCCTGACAACATCGTGCCCTTCACGCTGCCCAAGAAGCCGCGCATCAAGGAGAAGGACGCGCCGCCAGACCAGAGGAAGGTCTGCATCATGCCCATCCGTGCGCTGACCGATGAGCGGCTCACCGATGGCTCTGTGCGCATCCTGGCGCTGGTGTGCAGCTACTGCAACCGGGCAGGCATCACCTGGGTCAGCCAGAAGCGCTTGGCCGAGGACATGAAGACCAGCCGCCAGAACATCACCAACCAGCTGGCCAAGCTGCGCGAGCATGGCTACGTCGAGATCATCCGCAAGGGCTTCAGAGGCGAGCGCTGCAACACCCTGCGCGTGGTGTTCGACTCCAGCATCACAGCAGAGGACGCCATCGCCATGACCAGCAACAAAGAGGACACCCGGCCACCAGCAATCCGTGAGGAGCAGGAGCGCCAGGCGTCAGAACAGATTGACCGTGAGGGTCAAGCCAAGATCGCCAGGCTCATCAGCCAGGCGCTCAAACAACCAACCAAACCGAAAGGGTATGCAATGCCAGCCAAAGGAGAAACCAGAGCCGTGCGCGAGGTCAAGGAGGCCATGCAAAAGGCACAGTCCAAACGCTCCAAGTCTGTGGACAAGCCAGTGGATAACCATCAGTCCATAGGACATCCACCAGTGTCCAATGGGACTGTCCCAGAAGTGTCCAATGAGAGCCTCCATAGGCAACCAATAGGACACTCTGGAGTTTCCCATAACTCCGAAGAACACTATAAGGAGAGTATTAAGTCTAAGAGTTATAAAGACTCTTTAAAGAATACAGTTATGGGAAACGAACAAATCGAAAAGTTGATCGACAACGGAATGACAATCGAACAGGTGCGCGAGGCCGAGGAGCTGATCGCTCCCCTGTTCGCAGCCGAGGGTCTGACACCCAGCAGCGCAGTGATGAGCCAGGCCATCCTGCAGATGCACAGGGATGCCCGATGAGCCGATGCACCGCCAAGGCATCTGGAAGGCTCAGGAAGGCCATGATCTTCACAGGTTGGAGCATGGGTAGCCACTCAGCCTTCCAAGCGCTTGTAGAGCCTTCTATCCGCTTTGTTCCAATCCCAGACGAACGTATGGGTTTTGGACAGCCAGGGTGTCAGGTGTGTGTGGAAGGCAGGGGGAGGTCCAGCGGTGTCCCCAAGGAGCCGACCTCGCCCTATATGCGCCAGCGCTACGCCCGCACGAACCGCGCCCGACGACAGGCGCGGGGAAAGGCACCCTTTGCCCCCCCACCCCACCGTAGCGCCTGCGGGGGTCTCCCCAAACTTTTCCCCACTTTTTCCAAAAAAATGTTTTTCCCCACATTTCGTGGACTTTGTAAACTCACCAATCGAAAGGATTGATTTATGGCTTATGAGATGAAACCCAGCAGCGGCTCGCTGTTCAAGAACGACCGCAAGGAGAAGGAGACCCACCCTGACCTGAAGGGCAAGGTGATGCTGCCCAACGGTGAGGTGCGGTGGGTGTCGGCCTGGAAGAAGAAGACGGCTGCGGGTGAGACCTGGCTGTCGCTGGCGCTGGGTGACCTGGTGCAGCAGGCTGGTGGCAGCAATTACGGCGGTGCCAAGCCATTGGACGCGCACAACACTGCCAAGGCCAATGCGTTTGTGTCTGACGACTCGGACATCCCGTTCTGATGGCCACCCGCAAACAGCCGACCCAGATCCCCAGCGTGCAGGGCTGGGGTGGGACGCGCTCGATTGAGCGGCGTCTGGAGCGCTCCGCGACCCTGGCTGGCAACCGGGAGGCGGTGAGCTATGCGCTGCTGTGCATGGCCAACACGAAGATCACGGACATCATGACCTGGGACGAGGACGGCAACGTGAAGGTCAAGCCATCGCACCAGATCCCAGAGCATGCGCTGACGGCGATCAAGAACATCAAGGTCAAGTCTGACCGGGATGGCAATTCGACGCTCGAGATCGAGCTGTACGACAAAGTGGGTGTGCTGCGGATCTTGGCCAAGGCCAGTGGTTTGCTGGACAACCCTGAAGAGTCGGACAAGCCGAGCGTGATCGGGATCAACGTGAAGGCCCCGCCCCGCTCCAACGTGGGCGACATTGTGGACATGGATGGGACGGACTCATGACAAGAGAAGACATCATCAGCCGAATGGCTGACGCAGGGCTAAAGACCCCGACCAGGGGTGACTTCATCTTCATCCATTGGGATCAGATCGCCATGCTGCTTGGCCATCAGCGCAACGCCGTGCTGGACGAGATCGCCGACAAGATCGCGCTCATGCCCTTTGGCGACACAGCCGCCAGTTTCGCTGTGTGGATCAAGGAGCAGAAAACATGAGCAAGACCAAAGAGCAAAGCCAGAAGACCCTGCCCTCATCGGGCATCAACCTGGACTTCAGCACCAGCCCGGTGGTCTATGACTTCTTCAAGTCCAACGCATTCGTGCAGGGCCTGATGGGGCCGGTGGGGTCTGGCAAGTCCTATGCGTGCGCGTCCAAGATTTTCAAGAAGGCGGTGGAGCAAAAGCCCTCCCCCATTGATGGCATCAAGTACAGTCGCTGGGCCATCGTGCGAAACAGCTACCCCATGCTGAAGACGACGACCATCAAGACCTGGCTGGACCTGTTCCCCGAGTCCACGTTCGGCCCGATGCTGTGGACGCCGCCCATCACGCACCACATCCGACTGCCTGCCCGCGAGGGCGCGGCTGGCATCGACTGCGAGGTAATCTTCTTGGCCCTTGACCAGCCCAAGGATGTGAGGAAGCTCTTGTCGCTCGAGCTGACCGGGGCCTGGGTCAATGAGGCCCGCGAGCTGCCCAAGGCGGTGATCGACGGCCTGACCCACCGGGTGGGCCGATACCCGACCAAAAGGGACGGTGGCGCGACCTGGCACGGCATCCTGATGGACACCAACCCCATGGACGATGACCACTGGTGGCACAAGATGGCCGAGAAGGAAAAGATGACCGGGCCGTATGCCTGGAAGTTCTGGAAGCAGCCGGGCGGCGTGGTGGCCGTGGACCCCGAGGAGCTGCCTGAAATGCCAGAGGCCAACGATCACATTTTCTCTGCTGGCAAGTGGTGGAAGATCAACCCCCAGGCCGAGAACCTATCGAATCTGCCGCCCGGCTACTACCCGCAGATGCTGCTGGGCAAGAGCTTGGACTGGATTCGCTGCTATGCCGGGGGCGAATACACCTATGTGCAGGAAGGCAGACCCGTCTGGCCCGAATATGACGACTCGACAATGTCTGGCGACACCGTGGTGGACCCGACCGTGCCGATTCAGGTGGGGCTGGACTTCGGCTTGACCCCTGCGGCGACCATTGGCCAGCGTTTGCCCAACGGCCAGTGGGTGATTCACAAGGAAATCGTCACGTTCGACATGGGTCTCGAGCGTTTTGGCCTGCAGCTGCTGGCCGATCTCAATGCGCTGTACCCGAATCACCAGGTTTTGCTGTGGGGCGACCCTGCTGGCCAAGCGCGGGACGCGATTTATGAGGTCACCTCGTTCGAGTTCCTGCGGACCCTGGGCCTGCGTGCGCAGCCGACTGCGTCCAACGACTTCAAAGTGCGCCGCGAGGCATCAGCCGCCCCGATGCAGCGCCTGATTCAGGGTAAACCCGGACTTATCGTCAACCGCGAGTGCAAGCTGCTGCGAAAAGCGCTGGGTGGTGGCTACCACTTCAAGCGGGTGGCGGTCGGCGCGGGCCAGGAGCGCTTCAGGGACGCGCCAAACAAGAACGAACACTCGCACATCGGCGATTCGTTCGGCTACCTGATGCTGGGCGGCGGCGAGTACAACCGGATGACCCGTGGCCACCAGCTGGGCGGCAAGCCACAGGCGCAAACCATGGCTAACACCGACTTCGACATCTTCAGTTGATATCACTTTGAAATCGCTGTGTTGACCCATGTCCAATGCCCAATAGAATCGTTTGCATGAGTGCTGAGTTGATTGAATTTCCGAGCGCGAATCTGCCTGCACCAGTGGCGCGGGCCAAGATCATGGCCATCCAGCGTGCGTGTCAGGGCTTGCCTGATGGCGAGCGCATGGATGAGTCGCCGCCGCTCAAGCACTGGCTGGCTCCTGGCATCTATGCCCGCGAGATTCACCTGCCAGGCGGCACGGTGGTGGTGGGCAAGATCCACCGGCATCGGCATCTCAACATCATCAGCCAGGGGAGCATCACCTGCTACACCGAATTCGGTCTTGAAACGCACACGGCCCCGGCCAGTTTCATCTCCGAGCCAGGAACGAAGCGTGTGGTGCTGACGCATGAGGACGCGATCTGGACAACAATCCACCCCAACCCGACCAACGAGACCGACATCTCGAAGTTGGAGGAAATGTTCGTGGCGCTCGAGTACGCAGAACTCGGCATGGCAGTGGCAAATTTAAAGGAGTTGGAATAATGGCTTATTTCATTGCAGGGGCAGTGTTGGTGACTGGTGCCTACCAGGCCAACCAGGCAAAGAAGGCACGCAAGTCGGCAGAGGCGCAGCAGAGACAAGCGCTTGCGCAGCAGCAGAAAGACTCGGAGGCAATGCGCCTTGAGGTGCAAAAGCAGACCGAGGCTTACCGCCAGCAGGGTGCATCTTTGCAGCAGCAAGCGCAGACCGCCAGACAATCGTTTGAGGCGCAGCAGCTGCAGTACGCCGAGAACAAGCTGGCCATGGAGCAGAAAGCCAAAGAGATTCAGGCCGAGTCTGATGCGGAGCGCCGCAAGGCAGCTGCCGCCGAGGCCTCTGCACTGAAGGCCCGCACCCGTGGCGGTCGCCGCTCGCTGCTGTCGCAGCAGCGCATGGACGCCGAGCTGGGCGTGCCGATGTCTTTGGGCGGTGGTTCGGGGATGTTGCAGTAATGGCCGGGCCGCAACCAACCTTCATGCAGCGCAGGCTTGCCAGAAAGGCTGGCGGCACCGAGCTGTCTCGCTTGGCGAAGAACTACCAAGACCAAATTGAAGGCCTGACCAGCGAGTATGAGACCAAATTCAGTGAGTACCAAAAGACGGTGGCTGACAAGATGGCCCCGTTTGAGCAGGCAGTCAGGCAGTACGACAAAAATTTGTCGGCGTACCAGGGCCAGGTTGCGTCATTCAATGATGCCTTTGCCGGGTACAGCCAGCGACTTGATGCTTTCAATAAGCGAGCGCAAACCACTTCCACGTTTGATGTTCGTGTTGGTGAAGGCTCTTGGACTGATCCAATGGGCGGAAAGATGTATGTCCCGGTAAATTTGGACACTGGTGAACCCATCAACGCATACTTGAAAAGAGTAGGGCTTGATATGCCGTATGGTGCCAACTATATTGACGTTGGGACTGCCATAACCGATAAGAAAAAGAAAGAGGTGACCTGGCGCTTTGAGAAGCCATTCACCGAGACATTCACAGAGCAAGCGCCAACCGCTCCAAGCGCTTTAACCGAGGCAGCGCCTGTCGCTCCGGTGATTGAAAAGTTTGACGAGTCGCCATTCACCGCCAAACGCAGCCAGCTGCAGTCGGATATGACCCGCGAGGTCGCAGAGCGCAAGGCATCGCGCTTGAATGTTGCGCAGCGTGGTCGCGGGCGATCGCTGCTGCAGGGAGCGCAACCATGAAGCCGCAGGAAAAAATCGCCAAAGTAATGGGCGAATACAAAGACGGCACGCTTCACTCTGGTAAGGGCGGCAAGGTGGTCAAGAACCGCAAGCAAGCCATCGCCATTGCGATCAGCGAGTCAGAGCGCACAAAGCGCAAAAACAACGGAATGATGGGAAAGGCCAAGCCATGAAAATTGAGATCAGCATCGAAAAAGATGGCAAGGAAAAGAAGCTAGGCATGGACAGCGCTGAAATGGACGACGAGCAAAAGGCTGTGATCGCCAAGAAGCTGAAGAAAAACATCAGCCTGACCCGTGCCGAGCGCACGTTGCTTGCTGGCTACCTGATGGATGACGAGGACTGACCAATGGATTACGACAAGAAAGCACCGGGCGGCATGCGTCTGACGCCAGAGCAGATCATGAAGCGCCAACAGCTGGCGCAGACCAAGAAGGACGAGTTCCAGCAGCTCTACCAAGACGCCTACGAGTTCGCCCTGCCCCAGCGCCAGCTCTATGGCGTGTGGGAGGGTGGCAGCATCGGCTCCAAGAAGATGCAGCGGGTCTTCGACTCGACCGCCATCAACTCGACCCAGCGCTTCGCCAACCGTCTGCAGTCGGTGGTGTTCCCGCCCCAGAGCAAGTGGTGTACGTTAGACGCTGGCACTTCAATTCCTGCCGACCGCAAGGGCGCTGCGCAGGCTGTGCTGGATGTCTACCGCGACCAGATGTTCGCGGTGCTGAAGCAGTCCAACTTCGACATCGCCATCGGCGAGTTCCTGCTCGACATGGCCGTGGGCACTGCCTGCATGATGGTGCAGCCCGGCGACGATGTGCAGCCGATCAACTTCGTGCCTGTGCCGCTGTTCCTGGTGAGCTACGAGGAAGGCGCGAACGGCCAGGTGGACAACGTCTACCGCCGCATGCGCATGAAGGGCGAGTCGATTGCCCGCCAGTGGCCTGACGCAGAGATCCCTTCCGAGATGCAGCGCCGCATTGACGACAAGCCGACCGAGGATGTCGAGCTGCTCGAGGCCACCATCTTCGACCAAAAGCGTGGCGACTACTGCTACCACGTTATCGACAAGATCAGCAAGGTCGAGATCGTCTACCGCCGCCGCAAGTCTTCGCCATGGGTGATCTCGCGCTACATGAAGGTGGCCGGTGAGATCTACGGTCGCGGCCCACTGATGACCGCCCTGCCCGACATCAAGACGCTGAACAAGACCAAGGAGCTGCTGCTCAAAAACGCCAGCCTGGCGGTCTCTGGCGTATATACAGCCGCAGATGACGGCGTGCTGAACCCCAACACCGTGCGAATTGTGCCGGGGGCCATCATCCCCGTGGCCCGCAACGGTGGCCCACAAGGCCCCGCGCTGCAGGCCCTGCCCCGCTCTGGCGACTTCAACGTCACCCAGCTGGTCATCAACGACCTGGTGCAGAACATCAAGCGCATCTTGCTGGATGAGTCGCTGCCGCCCGACAACATGAGCGCCCGCTCGGCCACCGAGATCGTGGAGCGCATGAAGGAGCTGGCCCAGAACCTGGGTTCTGCCTTCGGTCGCCTGATCAACGAGACCATGATCCCCTTGGTCGCCAAGATCCTCGAGGTCATGGACGAGAAGGGCCTTATCGACATGCCCCTGCGCGTGAACGGTCTCGAGGTCAAAGTGACCCCGGTCGCGCCTCTGGCCATGGCTCAGAACATGGAAGAGGTCAACGCGATCATGCAGTACATGCAGCTCATGAACTCTGGCGGTTTCGGCACTGATGGCCAGCTGGCCATCAAGACCGATGCGGCTGTGGACTTCATCGGCGACAAGCTGGGCGTGCCCGCCTCTGTGCGCAACACCCAGGCCGAGCGTGCCGTCCTCATGGAAGAGATGCAGGCCCAGCAGGCCACCATCGCCATGGCGCAGGCCCAGGCCATGCAGCAAGGCGCGATGCCGCCTGAAGGGGCCATGGCATGAGCTGGGACGAGCTGGACGCCATCGGCAAGCCCTCCGACATCCGCGAGGCAAACCAGCAGCGCGA